ATACCACTGAAAAAGGTGTCTGACTCGTTTGAGTTAGACACCTTTTTGGAGACTGTTTTAATTCAATTATTTCACAGCCCCTTTTTTATTGCATTGATAGAGACAGCTTGACGCTGTTCTATATATTTTATTATTGCCCCAGGCGGGCAGGAGGATGGAGTATGTATACATTGGAACAGATCTTTGAAGCCTTGGGAAAGGCGGAAAATGGTGGTGCTATGGTAGCGGACTTGCAGAACCTTATCACCGGCGTCCGAAACGAAGCGGCCGCTAATCGGGTGGAGAAAAACAAGGTGCTGGACGCCCTTGGTCTTCGCAGCAGTGACGACCCGCAGTCTGCGTTGAATAATCTGCGCACAGCGTTGGAGGCCCTGAAGAAAACGGGGAATCCGGAGTCCCTTGGCAGCCAGATTACCACACTTCAGAACCAGGTAAAAGAGTTGACAGATAAGTATACCGCTTCGGAAAAGAAGGTAGAAGCTGAGCACTCCAAGCGGATTAATACGTCCATGCAGTCCATGCTGCAGTCAGCCTTGACCAAGGGAAATGCCTTGAACCCGGAAGCCTTCGTAAAGCTCCTCCGGGATAAGGTAGAAGTAGGTGAGGATGATTCCATGAGCATGAAAGTCGGAGATAAGTCTGTTTCCATTGATGAAGGCGTAAAGGACTGGCTGGCTGCAAACCCCTGGGCTGTGAAGAACATGGCAGCAGGTGGAGCAGGCAGCGGCAGCGCCGGTACTCCTGGGAAAGTGTATACAATGGATGATCTGAAGGGCATGACGCCGGACCAGATCAATTCACATTGGGATGAAATCAAAAGAAGTATGAAAGGATGATAGTAAATGGCAATTTCTACGTTTATTCCAGCCCTGTGGTCTGCAAGACTGCTGGCGCATCTGGATAAGAACCTCGTACTGGGCAATCTTGTCAATCGGGATTATGAAGGCGAAATCAAGAATATGGGGGACCGTGTAAAAATCAACCAGATTGCTGATGTAACCATTAAGGACTATGTCAAGGGAACTGACCTTGTATATGATGACACTGATGGCACTCCCACCGAACTGGTTATTGACCAGCAGAAATATTTCGCCCTGAAGGTGAATGATGTGGATGCTGCCCAGGCTAATATTGATCTTATGGATAGAAGCCTGGAACGGGCCTCCTATGCTCTGCGCGATGTAATTGATCAGCATATTGCAGGCCATTCTAAAGAAGCAGGAAGCAATATTACAGTAAAAGACATGAGCGCTCCGGAGCAGGCCTATGAATCTATTGTAAAAATGGGAACGGCTATGGATGAAAACAACGTCCCCCGTGTAGGGCGGTGGCTTGTTATCCCTCCGTGGATGTATGGTCTTCTGCAGAAGGATCAGCGCTTTGTCGGCACCGGCAGCAATGCGGCGGAAGGGAGACTGACTACCGGTATCGTGGGTTCTGCTGCGGGATTCCAGATTTATGAATCCAATAACCTTTCCCTGGTAAAGTCTACGAATACGACTTCCGTCATGGCCGGCACGAATGCGGCTATTTCCCTTGCCACCCAGATTATCAAGACGGAATCCCTGCGGCTGGAAAAAGATTTTTCCGATGCGGTACGCGGCCTGCTCGTATACGGGTCTCTGGTCGTGCAGCCCAAAGCCCTGGTTGCGCTGAAGACTAACCCAAAGGCGGATGCGGCGAATAGCTCCACCCCTGGTGTTGGGGTATGAAATAATCATGGTCCGCATTTCATTTCAAGCTTCTGATCTCCAAAGAAAATTGCATGGTGCTCCCAAAAGTCTGAAAAAGCAGGTAAGAGAGGCCATGGCAATTTCCATGAGAGATGTACAGGAAAGAGCACGCAGCGACCATAAATTTATATCCCGAACGGGACAAGCGGAAGAATCTATTCACAAATCGGTAATAGGTAATGGAGAGCATGTGGTAGGAACTGTTTATACAGCCCTGCCCCATGCCGTATTCCAGCATGAAGGGACTCTAGCCCATATCATCGTGCCTAGGTACAAGAAAGTACTCCGGTGGACGGATGGAGGCGCTTTCGTCTTTGCCAAACGGTCACATGTCCGTGGAATCAAAGGAGATCCTTATATTGACAGGGCTTTTGAGAGAGAAAAGCCGGCTATTGTCAGCCGGTTTAAAAAGGTTATGCAGGGTTTAGGCAGGTGACAATATGGAACTTATTAAAGCGGAGGATATTACAGATGCGGTGCTTGCCGGAAGAGTTACTGCCGGGAACATTTCCATGGCCAATGAAGCGGTTGTCAGACTGGCCGCCACCTATGGAGTGGATGAGTCGGATATCGTACCTTCACGCCTGCTGAAAATATATGGGGTTATGGAAGCCTGCCGCGCCTGCTGCCTTGAACTTGTGGGCACGGATCCTACAGTACAGGTCGGGAGTTACTCCGGAAGCCGGCAGGACGATATCTATGAACGTAAGTACAGGCTCTATGATGAGCAGGTAAAAAGTATCCTTAAGAGTCTGACTATTGCTGATTTCACGTCGACAGAAGAGAAAGATGGAGAAAACTCATGGACGAAAACGGTGAAGATCTTCCGGGGCTGAATGATTATTCGGCCGCTATCCGGGAGCTGCTCGAAGAGAAGGTACCGGAAGTCCCGTGGAGTGAGGAAGTTAAAGGACCTGCGCTTTCAAATGGAATCGAAGGAACTATTGCGGCGGATAGGGTCGTATTCTCGAGTAGTGATAAAACAGATGAAGATGGGACCATTACCTTCATGATTTACATACTTACTCCGGATCAGGTGAAAATCGGTTTAGAAAATTTGTGCATGAAGGTAAGAAGGGTCCTGAATGGTGCAGACTTTGTAGATGGTCATGTGGAATCAATCACGTTTGGGGTTGCCCAGGGGCAGAGAGGCAGAAACCCGGGGGCGGCAGTACTGGAATATAAGGTACGAGTTTGTATGTAAGGAGGAATTAACATGGCGGATAAAGTAAGAGCAAAGCTTGCCAAAAGCCACACCAAGCTTGAAGGCAAGTATGTAATGGTATATCTGAATTTCGGGGAGAATGCGACAGAGGACTCTCCGAAGTGGTCTTTAATCGGCGGTCAGAAAACGGCAAATCTGGATATGAGCGCCGATTCCATTGATGCCAGCGATAAGACCAGTGATGGATGGGGTGAAAAATATCAGGGGATCAAGAGCTCAGAACTGAGTGTGGAAGGAAATATCGTAGGGGAAGATGATGCTTACCAGGCGCTTATGGATGCTTTCATGGCAGGTGATGCAATTGATATCTGCCGCTATGACAGCAAGAATAAAAAGGCGGACCGTAACTGGTATTCTATTACAGACCTCAGTGATGAAACTCCCCATGATGATGTGTCTACCTTCAGTATGAAGCTGGAAGGCATTGGAGCCCCGAAATTCTATAAGAATCTGACCAGCGTGGATGATGTTGGCAAAGCTGCGGCAGCTACTACTACGGAAGCCAGGAAATGAGGTGATTGGTGTTGGATATTTCGTACAATAAGGTCACTCGCGTCGTATGGGTGAAGGTTGGAGATAAAGTCTATCACTTTCGATTAAGCATCAATGGCCTGCAGGAACTGGAAGCTACTGCCTTTGGCGGGCAGTCATATTTCGATTTCCAAAAGGCCCATAATACAATGCCTCTGAGCGTTCTTCGTGAAGCCTACCGCATTATGCTTTCAGCAGCCGGAGATAAGGAAGAGGCAAAAGACGCCGCCAACGTGATTGAAAAGCTTTCCATGGAAGAGGGCATCCAGCAGCTCGAGGCCGTGTTCTATGTGACGCTTGCGGTATCCGGTATCTTCGGAGTGAAACAGTCGAACCAGATGCTTAAGACAATGAGAGTCAAAAGCAGGGACATTAAAGAGGAAAAAGACGAAGAACCAAAAAACGGGTAGATGGAGAATCAGGTCATTGGTCTTCTTTTACGGAGTACATTGACCTGATTCTTCCTGTCTGTTATGGGGAATTGAATATGACCGGGGCGGAAATCGGAGAAAGTACGCCCTGGGAAATTCAGAAGAGAATCGAAGGATATGGTGTGCGGGCCAAAGGGCGGCGCATGTTTACAGCGTCTTTCCTTACTGCACCTATTATTAATGCCGGAGTTCGATCACCTAAACATCCGGTTACGCCGTCTAAGCTGCTCCCGGAAGATTTTCACTATACGGAATCCCAGGAGGAAAGAGAAGAGTGGATGGCTATAGCAAAGGCTGAAGAAGAAAGGCGGGTGAGACTGAAAAATGAGCGAACAGCAGATCACAGTAACACTGGAAGCTGATGCCAGCGGATGTCTTAGGGTTATTCGTCAGGTGACCCGGTCGGTTGACACATTGGCCGGCAAAAAGGTTGGTAATGCCGGCATGCCAGAGCTTGCTGATGGTGCCCAGAAGGCATCAGGGAAAGTGAAACAGACAGAGAGGGACATCGACTCCCTGTCTTTTGCTGTCAGTAAGATCAAAGGGGTGATTGCCGGGGCCTTTGCCGTTGGGTCTATCTATTCATTTGGCAAAGCAACCCTGTCGGCGGCAGCCAATACTGAACTTTTGCATAAAGGGCTTTCCTTTGTGCTCGGAAGCAGTGAGGAAGCCAGCCGACTGGTCAAAAATATCCAGGACATAGGTGAAGCATCCGCTTATGACACAACGGAACTTCTGCCACTGGCCAGAGCATGGGTAAACATTGGGGATAACGTGGATACGGCCACGTCGAAAATGCAAAAAATTGTAGACCTGGGCTCAGCCTATGGGCTGACTTCTGCACAGGTTGGCGCGGTGAATCTTGCCCTTACCCAGATGCAGATGGCCGGAAAAATCGGGCAGCAAGACATGATGCAGCTCATCAATGCGGGAATCCCAGGATGGCAGATATTATCTGAAAAAATGGGAATACCCGTAGAACAGCTCAAAGACATGAGCAGCAAAAGTCTTCTGACCGAAGATGCCATGTCCCAGCTCTGGGATGGTATCACTGAAAAAACTGAAGGCGCAGCCTCCTCCATGGCTGATACCCTTATGGGCAAGTTTTCCAATGCTGAAGAAGCTGTACAGAACTCCATGTCCGCCATGGGGGATATTATTTCCCAGGCTTTGGATGTTCCGGGCGTACTTGATGATGCCGGTGTATTGGCTGAAGGCATCAAAGCTCATATCACATCAATTCGTGATGCCGCTAAAGATGTGGGCCTCCATGAAGCCATCGTCAATGAACTGGAACAAATCAATCCGGCTGCGGCTGAAATGGCTGATGGGGTGATGAATGCCTTTACTTCGGTAAAAGAAACTATAGATAATAATCAAACCGCTGTTGGAATTCTCTTAGAGGCTATTGTCGCCATGGGAGCAACCATCGCCATAATCAATGGCCTCAGCAGTGCATTTACTGTATTGAAAGGTGCCATTACGGCAGCGACCCTGGCCGCTGAGGCCAATCCCATTATTCTGGCGATTTCGCTCATCGTGGCAGCACTGGTAGTCCTTTATACTCATTGGGATGCTGTGAAGCAGGTCATTGGAACTGTCAGGGATTATGCAGTCAATGCGTTTGGCAGCATTTCAGATACACTGAGCAGTTTTGTTGGATGGTTGGATAGTAATATATGGACCCCAGTACGGGATGGAGCAATTACAGCCATTAACTTTATTGTTGGGCTTTGGGTATCTTTGGGGGATGCAATCATTTCTGCAGTTTCACCGGTGGTGGACTGGTTCCAATCTTCGGTGTGGGAACCAATCTGCAGCGCTGCTTCGGAAGCATGGGGAGCCATTACTGAACTTTGGGGCCAGTTCACTGACTGGTTCGCTGAAATCATGAGCCCTGTCTCAGATACAGCCAGCGAAGCGTGGACCGTTGTCTCCAACGCAGCGTCTGAAGCCTGGGGCGTAGTAAGTGATGTTTGGGGCGCCGTTTCCGGATGGTTTGATTCAACGGTTATTGAACCGGTCAAACAGACATTCAAGACCGGAACTGACTATATCTCCAATAGTTTTCGCTTGGCGTATGATTCTATTGTTGGGATATTTGGCGGCCTGGCCAATTGGTTTGAGAACAATGTGGTTGCCCCCATCAAAAGTGCCTTCAGCAAAATCACATCGCTTGGATCTTCGGTGACAGGTCTGCAGGTGACCACATCTTCCGGAGGGGCCAAGGCGGCTGCCCGGGGCGGCGTATTCGGCCGCTTTGCTTTCGGAGGCGTAGTTGGTGGATCCATACCTGCATTGGCCAATGGTGGTCAGTCAAAGCATGGGACTATGGCCATTATCGGGGAAGCTGGGCCCGAAGCGGTTCTGCCTTTGAGAAAATCCGTCCTGGGCAGCATTGGGAATTCTATTTCCGATGCTTCTAATCTGTCCAAAATTACAGATATGGTCAGCAAAGTCGTGGATGAAGCTTCCAGCGTAAGTGCCAATAAGAAGAACCCTGTATATAATGCAGAAAAGGCTTTTTCAAATGCGACATCTACAGGGAGTACCGATGCTTATACCAAAGTGCTGGACAAAGCCAGACAGAAAGTCATTGCTATCAATGAAGCCCAGGCCCAATTTCAGGAGAACTGGAAGAAAGCGCAGGAAGAAGCTAATAAATATGCTGATGGTGGCGAGAAGACCCTGGCCTTTCAAAAACAGATGGTCAGCAGCCAAGCACAGATTGCAAAGCTTCAGGATAAAATCAACGCCGGGAACGGGACGGAGGCCGATACCCAGAAGCTTTCGTTGCTTATCAGTCAATCCCAAAACAGGGAAGCTGAGTATGAAAAGGATAAAGCGGCGGCTTTAGCTTATGCCCAGGAAACGCAGGATGGCATCAACCGGATTAATGCTGATGCAGAAGCGGCCCGCCTGCAGGTAAAGCAGGATGCTATAAACCAGATTGATTCCTATGAAACACAGCTGGCACAGGCTCAATATGCCCAGAAAAAAGCCATGATGGCTACAGAGCTGGGGGATTTTCTTGCCCAGATGGAAGCCAAGGATGAAATCACCGGTCAGAGTTATGCGACTACACTGGCCAATGAACAGTATCTAGCTGAACAGCGTCGGGTGTGGATGAATGAACTCATGCTGTCTTCAGTAAGCTGGGGCGAATATATGCAAACCATGTTGACCAATATGGCAATGGAGGTCCAGAATGGTTTGGCATCCGGAATTGCTGAATGCATCGTCGAGGGAAGGAAATTTTCTGAAGTCATGAGTAACCTTGCGAAGACGCTGCTTAAGCAGTTGATCCAGGGCGTGGTACAGAAGCTGATCGCGGGATGGATTACCGCCATCGGGCTCGGTAGAAGCCGACATAAGGAAGAAATAAAAAATACGGCAACGGAGTCTGCAGCTCTGGGGGCCAAGCTCAGCCTGGAAACAGGAATAGCTGCGGCAGCTGCTGCCGCGGCACACCCCTGGTCTCCGGCATCGGCGGCAGCTACGGCAGTCAAAGCCGTCACTGCCGCCACTATCGCGGGGGCGGCACTTGGTAAAGCGGCAATGGCTGCATTCAAGGTAAAAGAGTCTGGCAGCGATTCTGGTAGTGATACCAGTGACATACAACTTCCGAAGATGGCGAAGGGCGGAGTTGTTACCGGACCTACGGCTGCGCTTATTGGCGAAGGCAGGTATAATGAGGCGGTTTTACCGCTTAAGCCCGCCTTGTTGGAAAGAATCTTTGGCACCGCTTCGGCCGGACAGAATACTGTAGTGGCAACGCAGAACGTATATGGGGATATCAATACGAGAGCCGATGAAGAAGACTTATTCAACGGGCTTAATGACCAGATCTTGTCCGGATTGAGGGGGGCATAAAGTGAAGCATTTAGCGAAGAGGGAATTCAAGAACAGCGGATTGAAGATCGTTACCAGTGATGGCCGCGTATATGCCCTCCCATCTCTATGGTCATTGTCGGATGCCGGATCCTATTCTTTCCGGAACACCTTGGAGGATAAAGCGTTTTCCCATGGTGGAAATATTACGGGGGATGGACTTGTGAGCGGCAGAACTATACAGGTGAATTTCCTGATGCATGGAGCGACGGAGCAGGAACATGATATAGCTCTTAATAAAGCCTATGCCTTTTTCTGCCAGTCGAACTATGAGCTGTATGCAGGAAGGGCAGACAGGAAATATCGTGTTTCCGGAGTATCAAAGATATCACATAAATATCAGAAAGGCTTCAAGCAGCGGTGGAGCGAAATCACAGTATCCCTGCTCCTTGCGGATCCTTTCCGCTATGAAGGACGGGAAACGAAGGTGACCTATAATTTCCCAAAAGATGTAGAAAATGCGGATATGCTCGTCTACAACCTGGGAAGCGTAGATACCCCGCTCACCTTTACCTTTACTCCAAAAGCCAAAATGCCTGCTATCACAGTGTGGCACCGGGAAGCCAAGGAAAAGTTCACCGTGAATGACGCCCTCCTTATCGCTCCTTCAGCGCTTAAGGTCAGCAGCAAGGAAGGCACCGTCTGGAGGGACAATGCAAACAGTATCAACACCTTCAGCGGCATCTTCCTTCATGCCAAGCCAGGCCTCAACCTCTTTCGCTATACCGGAGCCGCCGGCAGAATAGATATTACGTACACAAACAGGTGGTTTGTATGAATATTGTCTTTGGAAGGCGTCTTTTTGGACGCTGGATATTTTCCGGGAATGTGGGAAGCGACAAGCAAGGCGGAAGGCCGGAGAACGAAGTCCGGGAGTTCTATCCCGGGGAGTATTCCATCTATGCCTATGCGAAGAACGGAACACGAACGGCTATCTTTGGCAGCAACACCGAAAACAACGCTTTAAGCAAAGTCACCTTTGAAATTACAGAAACCGGCTGCGGCGCCTGCGAACTCACCTTCCACAAACTGCCCAGTCGGGATTTACTGACCTATATGCAGCGCATTGATATCCACCTCTTTGGGGACACGAAGCCCTGGTACTCGGGGTATATCATCAGCCGGCCGGTGGAAGGAACAACCGAAGATTCCTACGTCTTTAAGGGCCATGGCTACTACAACCAGCTCTCGAGCATTCTCATTTTTAAGACCTATGAGCATACAGACGTAGGGGCCATTGCTAGGGATATCGCCGTCATGGCCGAGCAGAACTTGGGCCTTGTGTACAATGCGGTAAAGATTCCGGATGTCGGCTACTTTCCAGAAAAGCTTGTCTTTGACGGGGTGACGGCCAAAGAAGCCCTGGGGACACTCTCTAATTTTGCCATAGACCACGTATACGGGGTAGACGAATACCGGAGCCTCTACTTCAAGCCCCGGAATCACAGCATCAACGAACAGGCCCGCTTAACGGTGGGAAAGCACATCGCTTCCTACAAGCCCTCCTGGGACGTGGATAAAGTGTTCAACTGGGCGAGGGTGAAAGGTGGAAACATCGATAGCAAAGGGGAGCAGTGGCTATGCATCGTGGAAGATAAAGAGAGCCAGGCCGCCTATGGCCTCAGGCAGAAAGTGCTATCCCTTCCTTCCGCTTACAGTGTGAACGACGCGAAGCGGTGGGGAGAGAATCAGATTGCCCAGTATAAGGCCCCTGTCCGGTCGGCAAAGATAATGGGCGTCCGGCTGGAGTACCCCTACCCTGACGGCACTTTCAATGTGCGGCACATGGGGACCGACGGCAAAGCACAGATCCGGACCCTGGACGGGAGCGAGTATGAATATCCCATTACGAAAATCAAGTACACCATATCTGCCAAAGATGGAATCAAGGCGGATATGGAACTGGGAGAGCCGCCCTTTGCGGTGGACCGGTATCTGTTTGGTATCGAGCGGGCCGCCAAAGACATAGAGCAGGCCCAGTCGTCAGCGATACGGCAGCTCAAGACCTAAGGAGGTGTAACTATGGCCATAGTAGATTATCGCTTTGACCCATTTTTAAATTCATTTAACGTAAAGCCCATTTCCGGAGAGATTCATCAGATTCCGACAAACAGCCCCTACGAAATCAAGCTGGTCGAGGTGCCGCAGAAGACGGACCCCTCAACTCTGCATATATCTTTTTCCAGCGGCCAGGTTCTGACGGAAGTCGCCGCCCAGCCGGCTCAGGGGCAGTACTGGCCGGACTATCTGACCAAAGCCCACGGCATCGCGGACTGGAATACAGGGACAATCCTGTTCAATGCCCAGGACGCGGGGAAGACGGTGGTGGTGAGCTATAACGGTATCGGAACCCTCGTAGATTCAAGAATTGCGAGCCAGCTCACGGTGAATGTCTCAAGCAGTACCCAGCCGGACCGAGAGGCCATCGTAAATGAGGCGGTCTCTTATGACTCTACGATGACGAGTGGTAAGGGAAACACCAAAGGAGTGCGGGGGCGTCTCCTGACTCACCGGGGCATTGGAGCGGGAACCTATACTCTTGGAGCTCTGCTGCAAAAGCTGGTGAATCTTTCCCATACGCAGGAATATAAGCAAGATATCTATAGACACAATACTGACTGTGACTGCGGTGATGACAGCGGGGCGTAATGGGGGGATTATTGTGATAACTATAGATGAAAGCAACAACATAGAGGTTTCCCAGTATGACACATTCTCCCTTCGGGTGAACTTTTCTGGCGGCTATACCATGGCGGCCGGAGACCGGCTTCGTTTTGCGATTAAGAACACTACGAACTCAACGGACGTGGTGTACCAGAAGGATTTCAGGAATGTGGGAAGCACTTATGTGGATGTGGTGATTCCAAAGGGGGAGCTCAATAGTCTTATGGCCGATGCCTACGTCTATGACATTACCCTCATCAATGACACCACAGGAAAGATTCAGACGCTCATCTGGAGCGCTTCGTTTATTATCCGAGGGGTGGCCCATAATGTCGACTGATAGAATGGCAGAAATCACGGTTCATCAGAATACAGTGAACCAGGCAGAGCTCACGGGGAACGTGGAAGAATTCGGGGCAGACGTGGCAAGGGAATCTGCCGCTCAGGCCAAAGCATCTGCAGCGGAAGCCCTGGAATACAGAAACCTTTCAGAAGCCTGGGCAGAAAGCAGTGAACCGCCAGCAGCAGCAGGCAGCCGGAGTTCAAAGACTTGGGCCGGAATGGCCAGGGAATGGGCCGAAAGCGAGAAAGAACCGGATGGGACTGCCGGAAGCAAGTCAGCAAAATCCTGGGCAGCAGCATCTGAAAAGCATGCGCAGGACGCTGAGACGGCAAGAGCCAATGCGGAGAATGAAAGAAAACTATCCGAAACGGCGAGGACTGGCGCAGAGGCCGCGAGAACAGGCGCCGAAGATGCCAGGGACAAAGCCGCCGCATCGGAGGCAGCTGCTAAGGTATCAGAAACGGCTGCTAAGGAGAGTGAGACGAAAGCCGCAGCGAGCCTCGCCCAGATGACCGTAGACCTCAAGGTGAAAGCGGATGTAGAAAGCCCAACATTTACAGGAGAACCGAAAGCGCCAACACCCGAGGAAGCGGCCAACGACAACCGCATCGCGACTACGGCCTTTGTGAAGACGGAAGTCGCTAACCTTGTCAATGCGGCGCCGGCTTCCCTGGATACTTTGAAAGAACTCTCCAGCGCCCTGGGTGATGACCCGAACTTTGCAACGACCATCACAAATCTTATCGGGACGAAACTTGGGAAGAACGAAAATGCAGTGAGCGCAACGAAGGCCGGGCAGGACGCAAAGGGCCGTGTCATTGATACCACCTATGCCACCTTGGACGATCTGAAAAGTGCCATTGCTGCTTCGGAAAATACGCTCAAGGCGGACCGGGATTCTGTACTAACCGAATACCTTCCAAAGAGCGGCGGAGAGCTCACCGGCGACCTTTCCATGAAACGGTTCGACGCGAGCGGCGCAGGAACTGAGTCTTCCTATACTTTCCTTCGCGGCCGGGCCAAGGACAATACCGGTGGAGGGATCTCCCTGGCCTTGGGAAGCAGTGGTCCCTTAGAGATTGGAAGCGGCAGTTCCGTCCGATGCCTTTTGGGAATCGTCGGACAACGGGGATAACAATAACCTCTATCTAACCTCGGCGGGTTCTATAACCCTTAAGACCAATGTTTCCACCTGGGATGCGGGCAGCACCTTTACCTTTGGAACGGATGGAAACCTGACGATTCCCGGAACTGTGACTGCGTCACGGGTGGTGAATGCCGTCTACAACGATATGGCGGAGTTCTTCCAGAAGGGAGAAGAAACAGAGGCAGGCGATATTATTGCCCTGGATGAGGGTTCTCCGACAGAACAGTATAAGAAAGCCACGGAGAGTTCACGGATAGTGGTCGGCGTTCATTCTGATGAGTTCGGACAGGTTATGGGCGGTATGGAGCCGCCAGAAGGCGAAGACTTTGTGACCTACAACCTGAAGCATTTCATTCCTGTAGCTTTGGCTGGCCGAGTGCATGTCAGGGTTTATGGGAAAGTAGCAGCAGGGGACTTTATTGTTCCTTCCGATATGCCAGGCGTTGGCCGAAGTGCAAAAGAGGGAGAATCTACAGTAAACTCTGTTGGTCGGGCGCTCTCTACAGATACGAATGAAAATGTCCGGCGCATCCGGATCCTGGTATGGAGGTAATGTATGAAATTCTTAAGGCGAACGACGAGCACCATTTTTATCATGCTGGGGAATAGCTGCAATATGAACTGTAAGTACTGCCTGCAGCATCCCCTGGTCCACGAACCGCTGACAAAAGAAATCAACCCAGAGATTTTTGATTTCATCAAAGAATGCACTGAAGAAAATGGGGAGCGGCCGGTGCATCTCCAGTTCTATGGCGGGGAGCCTCTCCTCTACTTTGACGCCATCCAGAAGGTGGTGGAAAAGACAAAGGGCTTGAACTGTACCTATGGAATTATCACAAACGGCAAGGCTTTGACGGACGAAATGGTAGATTTTTTTAATGCCCACGATATCCCTGTTATGATTTCCTGGGATGGGCCTCACGTCCTTCAGACCCGGGGCTTTAATTCCCTGGATCCAAGGAAACCTCTCCGGCGGAGAATTCTGAGACTGAACCGGCTGGGGCTATCTTCTGTCATTTCTTCTAAGGCCTATCCAAGAGAAGTGCTGGAAGCCATGCAGGAGGTATCCGATGAGTATTATAAACTCCATGGGTATCAGATTATGGTGAACTTGGACACCATCTTTGATACCGGCCTTCCCAATAAGGAACTTCTCGAAGTGGATTATGGCCGGGTGGAAAAGGAAATGACGGATATGGCGGTACTGTATTTGGAAAGCAAACTTTCGGGAAAACAGAACCGGCAGGAATACACGAAGCTCTCTTTCATGGAGAGCCTTTTTTACAGCCTGAAGAACTTTTACCTGGACCGGAACGGCGTATGGAATAACGTGACCTGTTCCTGTGGCAATGGTTATACCACCCTCAATATGGACCTTTCGGGAAATCTGTACCCTTGCCATAACACCAGTGTAAAGGCCGGGAATATCCATGATGGTCTGTTTTCCTATCTCAATGCTATCTGGAAGGGAGATCCCACGAAGGAGCATAAGCCGGCTTGCTTAGATTGTCTGGCCGTAGCTTTTTGCAAGGGGGGCTGCAAACTCGTCAGTGATAAGGCCCGGGAGAAGACGTACTGCCAACTGAAGCGGGCCATGTTTGTTCCGGTTCTTTCTGTATTCCAGCGGTATGGAGAAAAGCTGGTGGGTGATGGCTATGGCGGATAAGAACGGGACGATCTCCCAAACTGTCTTTTCTACGGATATGGCGGCGGGAGATAAGATTATCCCCAAACATGTCACCGAGCTTCGGAAGGCTATCGAGGCTTTATCCACTTATGGCACGAAGGTAGATAACTGTGGGAACTGCGTCTATTGCGAGACCTGTCAGAAATGCCAGACATGCCAGGGATGCCAGAGCCAGAACTGTCAGGGATGCCAGTCCTGCCAGAAGTGTCAGACCTGCCAGAATCAGTGCGACTGCAACTGTAGCGATGGAAGTTAAGGGGGGATTATATGGCATATACCAATGAAACAATACAGTCCGGCAACAAAATACAAAAGGTAGATGTTTCAGAGCTGGCCAGCGCCCTTTCTACTCTTGCCATGGCAAAGAAGGTGAGCATTGACCTTTCTTCTTTAAAGTATGAGCAAGTCCTTTCTTTGGATATAAGTTCCCTCCAAAAGGCGGTTCATATCTTGGAAGCTTCCTTTTCTGGAAACTGCTGTCAGGCGAATTGCTGCCAAACCTGCCAGGGCTGTGAATCCTGTCAAGTCTGCCAAACATGCCAGGGATGCCAGACATGCCAGGGCTGCCAGTCTTCAAGCTGTCAGTCCTGTCAAAAACAGTATAACCGTAACTGTAATCGTAATTGTGACTGCGGAGATGATGGAGGTTTTTAATATGATTATTTCAGGAAACGTACAGACCCTTATGGGTCCGGTTCCGGTCAAGAATATCAAGGCGGGGGATATGGTGATAGGAACAAACCATGTGCCCTGTGAAGTGAAAGCGGTAAATTCAGAGGAAGTCAGCAAAGCCCTTGTTTTTGCATGGAATCCGGCGCTCAGGATTTCCGAGGGGAGCCGTGTACAGACGGTCTATGGAATGAAAGAAGCCGACGGGACTCTTCTGATGAAGGCCACCAATGGAGCGGATATTCCGGAAACAGTAAAAGAGGAAGATGGGACATTTATGGCCTATGAGCTTGTTGTGCAGAACTGCAAATCTGTCATGGTCAGCGGCTATGGCGTGGAGGTGACACCATGTTAAAAATCTTATATAACTCGTCCAGTAACTCACCCATTAAAGGAAAAATAGTCCTCCGGGATTCGTACCTGTCGATTACAGCAAAAAATGAAGAAGACCCGAGCTATGGGACGGATTCAGTAGAAGCCATGCGGTCTTACAATTCCTACGTCTTTGCCAGGGCCCCTGGGTCTAGGGTGAAGAACTTCAGAACCATTACCGGGTCGGATTACAAGTTCCTCGATATGAACCGGCTGGGGGTGGCTATCAAAATGGACTTCACGGATATAAGCCAGCTCTATGCCAAGGGAGATATCCTTCAGGTGGATACGGGTATTATTTGCGGCACGGAAAGAGAACTCATCATCCGGGTGTTTGAGGGCATGAAGGACTCCTTTGAAGTGGACGCGGATATGGAGGTAGAAGTTGGAACCTTTGATTCCAAGACCCTGCCCCAGGAATCGCACCCAAGAATGACCCTATGGGATAGCTATGGCCTTACCATCAATGGTCTGGACTTTGCAGCAGACCGTAAGGGTGTCATTCTTACAGGAGACACCTCGGTCCCCCTGGTGCCGGATGCGAACGGAGTCCTCACTCTTACTATTCAGAAGTATAAAGGAGCCTTTGGCGACAAACTCACGAGGCCAATAGATAACGAAGAAGTGTTGCTGGATTCCTCTTGTGGACTTCTCGAAACCAGGCGCGTGGCCCTCGTCAATGGCAAAGCGACCGTCCGTCTTTTCACCTTTGGCTATACCGGCCCTTTCAAGTTGAAGCTGGGCCGGAAGTGGTACGAAGTATGGAATGATTACAGTTTCATCATGGGGAAAGCAAAATGACGAAAATAACGATTTATCTCGGCAGCCGATGCAACCTTGACTGCGCGTACTGCCACCGGAAAGCCGATGAAAAGGAGCCGGTGATTTCAGAAAGTCTCCTCAAGTATCTGAAGAGCATCAAGGATCTGCAGATTCGGTTTATCGGCGGTGAGCCGACCCTTTACATGGATGAGGTGAAGAGGGTGGTGACAGCGGTGCCCAATGCCCGCTTTGGCATTACCACCAACGGGATTCTCTTTGACCGGTACCGGGAGTACTTCCTGCGGCACCGATTCCAGGTCTGTATCAGTTTTGACGGAAATGAATCGCTCCGGGGGTATGACCCTTTCAGGAAGGTTATAGATTATCCGTGGCTGGCGGTTTCCTGTACGCTTTATCATGGCAATACGGACTTTAAAAAGATTATCCATGCTTTCACGGAAAAGGAAAAAGTGGTGGGCCGGCCGCTCTCTTTCTTTCCGCACATCATGCACGTGACATCCCGAGAGAACGAGCCCTATGCGCTCACCCGGGAGGATTTTATTTCGATTCTTTCTCAGTGGGAAGCAGCCGTTACCGAGTACGTGGAAGATTACGAAGCCTATGGCGTCGTCAACACAAAGTACCAGGGCCTATTTATTGGGCTGTATCAAAGGACAAAGGCCCAATACTCCTGGGGTGAAAGTTACTGCGTCAATCATCGGATGGGGAAGTGTGATGCTTCCGGACGCTTTGCTAGTTGCCTCTACATTCGTGATGAGTACCTGGGAGAGTACGTGGAAGCCTGGAAAAACCAGAAGCAGTTTCTTTCACCCAAGTGCCGGAACTGCCCGGTCTATGACCTTTGCGGAGGGGCCTGTATCAAAAGTATTCAGCATGACCTGGAGTGCTATTTTTACCGCCGTCTCTTTGCCTGGTGGAAAGCTTTCTGCGGGCAGCATAAAGAGGCGGTGGAAGAGTTGGGAGGTACTGTATGAAACTCTTTATCTTTCCGGACAGCGTTCGAAGGGACAATGCAGAGGAAAATATCAAGCTCAATATCGAGGGGGATGTCTTTCACTTTTTCCATAACGGGAAAGAAAGTATCATTGACACCTCTCTTCTCAAAAGCGGATCCAGCACTATGGTCCTGAACAATACACTGACCGGTGAAACCTACGTCCTCTACAACTTCCGAGAAATTCTCCAGGTGCTGGGGATGTCCTCGCAGGAGATGCTTTCGACTCTCCACCAGCGGGGCTTTATGCAGATCGACAAACAGGGGGACGACCTCTTTGTGAAGGTATTTCTCCTGGAAGGGGATAAGGAGCTTGATAGCGATACCAATGACTTTTCTTCTTACCGACATTATACGAAAGACTACATTCATCCTCTGGATTACCAATATAGTTGGAGCTTCCGGAACCTCAAAGGCAAGCTTGAAGATGGTTATCTGATACTTACCTTCACCATGATGAAATCTGACTTCTGGGTGGAGCCTTTGTATATTTCCCATGCCGGTCAGTCGGTACGGGTGAAAGAGGGAGAGAACAGGCTGCGATTCAAGTACATACCGACGGAAGGCGTGTATGGCGGAGATGAAAATGCAAGACAAAAGGGACGGGCGATTGATGTGGCCCGCCTTTTAAAAGGGTGAATATATGGGGAATATCATGATACAGATCTGTGAATATGCAGATAGAACGATAGGAGCTGTTCCGGATAGTTGGATGTTAAAGATTTTTGGAAGCGCTATACTCATTGCAATATCAAAGCACCTTACACTCTTCACCGCTTTTACTCTTGTTGTAATTTTAGACCTTTTGGCAAAGTTTATTGCTTTGGCTTACGAAATGCTGAAATCAGAGGGTAATCAAACTCCATCACTGGTGGACTCAATTAGGGCAATCCCAGCGGCACATCGTGCAAGGATTATCAATTCACATGAAATGAAGACACAGTTCGCGGGAAAAATTATTGTATATATTATTTTAGTTATGGCAGGAGAGTTGGCAGATGTAATGGTTGGTGGGCATGTCAACTTCTCGCAGATGGTAGTCGCTTATCTCGCCTCTACAGAAATTTTAAGCATTATCGAGAACCTTGATGATGCGGGGGTATCAGCGGTTCACGGACTTGCAGCACTCATTCATAGAAAGACAGGGATGTAAAGATTATGACAGCAGATGAATTTATTGATTTCATTGGAAATACTGCGGGGATGGTATGCGCTAACTACAACCTGCCTGCATCTGTGTGCATCGCTCAGGCAGCAATTGAATCTGGATGGGGAAGATACTGCATCGGAAACTATAACTACTTTGGAAGAAAATGGGGCGGATGGGGCAATTATGTAGAAAAATCTACACAGGAATATGACCCCGAAAGTGGGTATTACGATACAACTGCTAAGTTTCAGGACTATGACAGCCTGGAAGATGCCGTCAAGGACTGGTGTGTACTCATGACGGAAGAGCCTGCTTATTCTGATGCATTGGACACCTGGCATAAAACGTGGGATGTAGAAGCCTTTGTTCGTGCCATGGCTCCAGTCTATGCAACGGATCCGAATTATGCGGATAAAATTCTTTCGACCATCCAGGCTAATGACCTCATGAGGTTCGACGGGTGGGATGATGAATGAGCGATAATAAGTTTGAAGGAATTGCGCTTGGGTTATCTATCCTGACAGGTCTGGCCGTGGCTGGACTAGCGGTTTATCTAACAGACCAATACAAGGCCAGACAGGAGCCCAAGGTCCTGACTCAGGAACAGGTGAAGCAACCGGAAACAGTGGCAAAGGAGATTCATGTAACTGAGCCAGCGGCGCAGACGATTGTCAGAGAAATTGGAAAATCATCCGGATCCACGCCTTCCGTTACCTATTACGTGCAAGCTTCTACGGTCCAAAAGGCGGCAGAAAACACTGCGAAGCAGATCGAAAGCAAGGATAAGTCACTCCCCGCCAAAGCATTAGAGAAATCAGACCGGACCATTGTGACACCGGACGAAAAGCTCAACAAAGTTGATGTCTACAAAATCAATCTTCGCAAGGCTCACAAAATCAAAAGTGGCGTGACTTACGTAGACAACCGGTCTTATTTTACGACGGGGTATCAGGCTGGCCGGGTCGAGGGGCTGGTGCACTTCGACTGGCAGGGACGTCCCAAAGGGGCTACAGTGACCTACACGGTGTTTGAGTGGTAA